CGGCCGCTGCCGATGCGACAGCGTATAAGGTAGCCAAGAACCATCTGTTTGGTGTGGGTGACTTCGTGACGATTGGTGGAGCTTTGACAGGCGCGTCCGATAAGATCACGGCTATTGATAAGAGTAATGCGGAGTTTGATACGATCACGTTGGAAGCGACTATCGGTGCTGCCGCAAAAGGTCAGGTATTGGTTCAGGCTAAAGACAAACAGGCAGCGAAAGCCGCCAAGTTGCCTTATGATGGCGAATTGGTTGTCACGATGAATAAAGTCGACTTGACTGTAGCCAACCAGCAGTCCGGGTTACTGGTAAGAGGTACGGTAAACGAATCCTGTATGCCGTTCCCGGTAGATAAGGGCTTGAAGGCATTAATGTCGTTTATCCGTTTTGTGTAATCCATTAAAATCAGATATATGGAAAGAAGTTTAATTAAGCAAGTGAATAAAAAGAACATGGCGGCCCGTTTGAATACCCGTCATGTGAAACCGGTTGTCTTCCCGAACTTCTTCGGGGTGAAAAGAAAGACCTCGTTGAAGTGGGAGACTCTGACCGGTGAGAAAGGCGCTCCGGTAATGGCAGACGTGATCTCTTTCGACGCTTCCGCACCGCAGAAGACCCGTGAGGTGATCAGCAAGCTGTCCGGCGATATCCCGAAGACAGCCGTCAAGCGTGGCATGAACGAGAGCGATTACAACGAGTATAAGCAATTGGAACGTGACGCGCAAGGTGATGCGGACCAGTTGGCATTGTTGAATCTGGCTTTCAAGGATCAGGATTTCGTGTATAACTCCGTTCGTGCCCGTTTCGAATGGTGGTGTATGCAGCTCATGAGCCGTGCGGGTTTCCATTTGTCGGCAAAGAACAATGGCGGTGTCGTTACGGCTGAGTTTGTCGGTTGCGGTATGCCGAAGAAGAACCAGCGTAAATCTACTACGGACTGGAGTAACGCTACAACGGCCAATGGATTGCAGGATATTGAGGATACGGTTGTGGCCGCTTCTGCCGAAGGGGTGACGATCCGTTACGTTGTAATGCATGTGGCTGATTTCTCTTTGCTAAAGAAACAGAAATCTACGTTCGACACGTTAAAGGCATGGGTTAATTCGTCCTCCAAGATATTGGTGACAAAGAATCTCATCAACGAGTATCTGGCCGAGCAGGAGATCCCTGTGAAGATCATTACCGTGAACCCGGCTGTCCGTATCGAGGATCGTGCCCATCGTCGTAAGACGATCAATCCTTGGGAGCGTAAGCGTGTATGCTTCTTGGAGGATTTGAAGGTGGGTGACATTCAGCATGGGCCGATCGCCGCCGAGTCTTCCGCTACCTTGCAGAAAATCGCTCTCATGGTTAAGCAGGATTGGATCTTGGTAACCAAATGGTCTGAGCTGGAACCGTTCAAGGAATGGACGAAAGCGGAAGCGAACGCTATTCCTGTCGTGAATGATCCGGATGCCATGTTCATCATGAAAGTGGATGGGAAGGATTGGAACGCTTCCGAGGATACCGAGGGTACGGATGATATCCCGGCGACATTCTTGGGTGAAACCATCGAACCGGAGGATCAAACGATTCAGGATACTGAAAACGGAGAATAACAATCATGGCTAAGACGATTCGAGATACGATACTCGCTTATCCCGGTCTGGCTGACTGTGAAGATTTTTTGGATAACGTCGTTTTGCCGGGACGCGGTTTTGAAGGTACAGAAGATAGTAAGACGATCGATATCCAAAAACAAAAGCTGGTGGCCGCCGACCTTTATTCCATGGTTGGCGGTCTGCCGGACTTCACGGAAAACAAGCTCTCTATCACGTATCCCCGTGCATGGTATGACGCTACGGCGAAACGACTATACCGGGAGGGAGGAGAACCGGAGAAAGCGGAATTGATAGGCAATAAGATCGAGGTACCCAAAGGAAGGGCGAGAAACAGATGGTAAAGCGATATTCACATACTGCGATAGTGACGATTCAAACCTGTCAATTGGTCAAAGGGGAATTGGTTGCCGGTAAACCGACGGAAATAGAGGTCACTGGGCAATACTACCCGTCCAATAGTGGACAGCAGTTGAAGCGGAACGTCGATGGAAGAGAGTTCATCGTGCATGGTGAGTTTTCGACCAAAGCCCGTCCTGTGGAAAACGCGAAGCATATCCGGATTGACAGTATCGCTCTCGATGTGGATATCATTAGCTGGGAACCGTTTCAGACTCACTCTGTAATCTATGTGTAGTTTATGGCAAGGAAAGGTGGTTTGACTCCAATGTGGAGTGATAGGGAAGTAGGGCGTTGGTTCGATTACTATGTGGATCGGGCGGAAGAGCGGATATACAAGTTATTGCAACGTGCCGGGGAAGAGTTCGTGAAGATCGCTCGAAAAAAAGGGAACTATCAGAATCATACCGGCAATCTTCGTAGTTCAATCGGCTATGTGATCGTTAAGGATGGCGATATATTGACCGAGAACTATGAGCAATCCACGGAAGGAACGGATAAACAGACCGGTATCAGGGAAGCGAAACGTTTGGTTTCCGAGCTGATCCCTCTTTATAAAAGGGGCTGGGTATTGATTGGTGTAGCCGCTATGCCTTATGCCAAGTATGTGGAAGCAATCGAAAATCTGGATGTTATCTCTGTCGCCACGGAACATGCCGAGGATTGGATCAAGAAACAGAGTCGAACGTTATTTGATAAACTCGCTGAGAAAGGATATTGAACATGGCAGATCAGTTTGATATAGTGGATATCGTATATAATGCGGTTGAGCCGGCGAGTATGGGCTTTATCCTGTATAAGGATCAATCCGGCGATGGCGAGAAAAGAAATCATATCACGATCCGCTCTCTGGCCTTGAATGGGAAAGATTATGTCAACAAGGGATCGATAAATATCAATATCTTCGTCAAGAGACCCTCGAAAGGCGTATCGGATCGACAGTTGATGATAGAGACCGTACGAGGCGTGAGGTTCGTGTTGCGGGATATCAAGCCGCCGTTGGGGATGTATTGGAAATCTCGGATCGTCTGGTCTGAGCCTATGGGCGAGGCCAAGGATGGCTTCGATTGTACGAATATTAGATTAGAGGTTATAACAGAATTAGATTAGTGATATGGAAAGAAGTTTAGCGCTGGATGTGGCGTATTTAGGAGTTGCGGAACCCGGGGATGGCGTGGCCGGTACCGAGTTCACCCAATGCGTTGACGTGGATACGGTGACATTCAATTTCTCGGACGCCAAGGAGCTTAGTTTTACGTCCATGGGACATGAGGATCCTTGGGCGGTGGTGAGTCGGAAAGGAGATCCTTCCAGTATAGAGTTCACTATCCCTTCTCCTACGAGCGACGAGATGAAAATGTTTTGCGGGGGAACCGTTTCCGGTGATAAATGGGAGGCTCCCTTGTCTACGCCCTCGATATTGAAGACGATCAGGCTACAAAGCCTGCCGTACCAAGGTAAGTTCACGGAATATGTCTTTGTCAAGTGCTCTGTGTTCGGGAAGATCAGCCAAGCCCCGGATAAGGAGAATTGCGATCTCTTATTGGTAAAGGCCACGATCATGACACCGGTATCTGCGGCTGGCAAACAAGCGTCCCCGTATAGCAGGGCGGTGAAGGTCGTATCGGAAGACACGGAATGATGTTTTTTGTTTAGGTTGTCTAGAGCCTCGGTTTTTGCCGGGGCTCTTATATTTTAGAGGAAAATCATGAGCGTAAAGCGAGCACTACAGATTGAGAGCGACGTGGTGACAAGTCGGTCAGTCGTGATTCCTTTCGAGTTCAAGCCGGAGACGATCCCGGCGGGTAAGAACGTTGGTGATAGTATCGTTATCACCCCGATCACGGTAAGGACCGGGTTTAGGATACGGCCGTTACTCTTGCGGATTGACAAGGTGGACAAGGATGCTATCGTGGCTCATAAGGATGTTACGTTTGATAGTGTACTGTCGGAGTTGATGGCGAAATATGACGAGTTGATCTTTGAGATCGTATGTTTGGGTATCCATAACAAGAAAGGGGACATGCCCGCTTGGTTCCGGGAGGTACTGAAGGATAATTGTACATGGGAAGACCTGTATATCCTTTTGAACGCTATCCTCTTTCGTCTGGGTTGTAACCCTTTTTCTCGTACTATCATAGCATTGGAAGCTGTGAGCCCGTTAAGCGAAGAGGAGATAATAGCCCTTCAAGAAAACAACGAGACTTGGGTAGGTCGGAGCCGGTGACGCAAAGTAGCTTCATGTTCCTTGTACTATGTAACGAGGCGTTCGGGTATACGCATGAGCGGACATTGGACAGCGATCTGGCGCTTGTCATGTCCATGCTACGGGAACATGGTTACTTGGTGAACGACCGGAACAAATCACTGCTCGTGGACGATGATGAATCCGGGGATAATCATGGCGAGTGGGTCGAGGTAATCGATTTCGATACGGGAAAAAAGAAAAGGGTTCGAAGAATGAGCCCGGTATGATATATATTACTTTGCGTAGAGAACGTTTGTCATAGTGATTTTGGTTGTAAAAAAACCGACGAACCGTGAGGCTGGTCGGTTTTTGTTCTCTGTAAATGTGTCAAGATCTTCAGAGTGTCTGCTCGATAACCAGAGCGGTGTCTTCTAGCGAAAAGTAATTGGGTAACGCTCCGGATGGATTATGCTGTCAATCTCAAGATCCACATCAATTGCGTCCCAACGCAACGAATCCTCGTCCGGCATGGTCACGTCCAATACATCCGATACTTTTGCATTTCTGAACCAAGGGTATCTGTCATACGATAGATAATATTCCTTCCCTCCTACGAAAAGGAGGATACCGTGTGCATTAATCATTGTTACTCCCACAGGGGGTATTCCATTCATTTTTTTATTATATCGAGGCCGGACAAGCTGCATGAGAATATTCGTTGATATCTATAAGATGGATATTCAAAACATCTTCAATATCAAAAAGAGTGCTGGTTGTAAAGTTGTGGTCTCCTCTTAACCATTTGGATATCTCAGAGGGACGTTTACACATTTTCTCGGCAAATTCCTTTTGGGATAGACCTTTCCTTTTGATACCTTCTGCAATTTTTACAGCAAGCATCATACGTCTTTCCATGTTCTTGGCTCTTTTCGTGTCTATATTGCCAAGTACTGTATCCAAAATAGATGTATTGTTCATATTTATTCCTCCTTCAATTTTAAATTACCTAAGAAAAAACCGTTATCATCGAGATGTATATCCTTGTTTTTGATGGCTTCTGATATGATTCTGGATATTCGAACCACTGTTTCAGCTTCTTTTTTTAAGGAAGAACTTTCTTGATAAGCTCTAATGTTTTTGGGTTTGTATCCTCCACCTCCAACAACGATAGCAACGTTAGCAAATCGAATACAATAGATTCTTAATTTTTTATCAGGACTATCAAATAGGGCGCAGACACCATCACCGGGTTTCCCTTCGTTTAGCTTGAAAAAATGTTCGGCTGCCCCAGTTTTTGTAGCCATAATTTTCAATTTAGATACGATATCTTCTATTTCGGTTGGGTATTCAGAATAGTTGTTCTGAAGAAATTGTTCAAAAACGCTCTGATCCTCTTGACCGAGAATAACAGAATATATCTGAGCCTTTTTGCCTGACAGTTGCTTTATCTTGATAATCTCGAATTCCACGATAATTTTTCTTTTTACAAAAGAACGAAGAAAAAGCGACAAGACAAAAGAAAATGTCGAAAAAATAACTTATAAGTGAATTTTTAGCGGTTGACAGTCTCACATGAAAGGCTGTCCTATATTTTACCATAAACGCATTATGGGAATCAGGAATAGGGATGGAGCGCTGTACATGGTAACCGGCATCGATAACTCCGGCTTATATGAAGGAAAGCGTGAAGCGATGGGGATTATCAAGACCTTGGCCGGTGAGATCACGTCTTTTGACGTATTCGGTGGTATCGGTATCAGTGCGGCAACGGCGTTCGCCAAGGCTGCGAAGAGCTCATACGACTTCGAGAAGGAGTTCCGGAAAAACATGCTGGAAGTAGCGACCATTTCCACGCAGGTAACGGATGATATGACCGGTTTCATGAATCAGGTCATGTCCATAACCCAAGAGATACCGATCAAGGCTCCGGAGGCCGCCAAGGCGTTATATAGCATTGTCTCCGCCGGACATGACGGGGCGGATGGTATGAAGATCCTAGAAGTTTCGGCTAAAGCTGCCGTGGGAGGACTTACGGAAACCGAGACGGCAGCCGATGCCATTACAACGATCCTGAATGCTTATAAGATGTCTGCGGAGGAAGCCGGTACGGTCTCGGACCAGCTTTTTACAACCGTCCGGTTGGGTAAGACTACATTTGGCGAATTGGGAGCCTCTATAGCCCAAGTTGCTCCTATTGCGGCTGCGTATGGGATTAGTATCGACCAAGTGTTGGGTGCTGTCGCGTCATTGACCAAGCAAGGAACGCCGACGGCGCAGGCTATGACACAGATCCGTGCCGCTATCCAAGGAACCGCTGGAGAACTTGGAGACGCCGCATTCCAAGGCCGTACTTTCCAAGAGGCATTACAATTGATTTATGAGAAGGCTGGTGGTTCCGCTTCCAAGATGAAGGAAATGCTTGGCACGGATGAAGGCTTGGCCGCTACACTGGCTTTGACTGGAAAGAATGCAAAGGCGGCGGCGAGTGATCTTGAAGAGTTGCAAAGCTCTTTAGGGGCTACGGAAGCCGCGTTTGAGAAGATGAAGGACGAAGTAGGTAATCAAATGACGCTTCTGTCGAATAATATCCAGGCGGCTTTGCGTCCGATGGGGGAAATGATATTGAAAGAGGTATCTGGTATAGCTAAATCTTTTAATGAGGCTTTTGAGAGTGGAGATTTGGAACGTTCTCTTACGACATTGAAATCTTTGTTAGAAGTTTCAGCCGCAGCGTGGGGGGCATACAAGGTTTCTGTTATTGCGGCAATGGTTGCAGAGAATCTACGTTACCAGTCCTCTTTGGCTCACATGCAAGGTATGACAAAAATGCAAGCTCTTCTTGCTGTATTGAAGGGGAAAACGGATGCGTTGACGGCTTCTTTACTAAAAAATCCTTATGCGTTAATGGCTGCGGCAGTCGCGGCGCTTGGCGTTGCGTTGTATAAACTATGGACTTATCAGACAAACGCTCAGAAGCAACAAGAGAAACTGAATAAGACGTTTAGCGAATTTACGGTAGAAGCCGCCAAAGAGGAACGTTCTTTAAATAGTTTGTTTGAAGCATTGAAACGTACAAACTCCGGAACTGAAGAACGGAAGAAGATGATAAAAGCGGTAAATGACCAGTATGGCCAATATCTTCCGAAGCTCTTGACCGAAAAGAGCAGTCTGGAAGAGATAAACGAAGCTTATTCAATAATCAATACTTCCATAAAGGAACAGATCGCATTGAAAATAAAAAATTCGGCAACGGATGAAATTGTAACTTCCGGTCTGAAAGAACAGGTTTCGGCAGTATCCGAGATTCGTAAATCCTTAACAAGTAGGGTTAAGAATGTCGGGTTGGTAGATTCTATTGTGGATGAAATCAAGCAAACGACCGATGAGTTCCAGAAAGCCGGTTCAACTTGGGAAAAAGCATGGCAGCAGGCTTATTTCAATATTCAGCGCAAATATACCGGCAAAGTAAAATTGGGGAACGACTTCGCTTCTTCAATGGAAGATTACGTGAAGAGCGTTTTCAATACGGAGCAAACTGTTTCTATGATAGAAAAACAATATGCTCCTTTTATTTCCAGGATTAAGGGTTTAAATGAAAATGTAGAAGAAGCAGTATCGACAACAGAAACAAAAACAGTTGTAAGTGAAGATGAAAAAGCATTGAAGTTGCGCAAGAAACTTCAACAAAAGATACAGGATGAACTTTTGGCTCTTCGTCGTCAAAATCAGCAATCTGAGATTGACTTGATGAAAGAAGGATCGGAAAAGAAGATCGCCCAGATAAACCTAGACTATGACAATGAGATCGCCGCCATACTTGCCAAGGAAAAAGAGTGGAAAGACGCTCAAGGCGGCAAACTGACTAAGGAACAGACCGTGGAGATTCGTACAGCCTTGGTGAACTCATACGTCAAACGGGAGCGATCGACCTCTAATGTGAGTAAGGAACAACTGGAGGAGGAGAAACGTGCCATGAACGAGTATCTGAAAGAATACGGTTCTTATCTTGATAAGAGAGATGCTATCACGGCTCTTTATAACGAGAAGATAGCCAAGGCTACGACGGAAGGCGAGAAGCTGTCCCTTGGTGAAGAGATGAAGAAAGAGCTGGCTGCCGTCGATGACGAGGCCCAGAAGAAAACGTCCATCATCACGAAGCTATTCTCCGACATGAGCAAGAGGACGGTGGTCGATATACGGTCTATCTCCAAGGAGGCGCAGGCCATGCTTGATTATATCAATGAGGGCGAGTTCAAGACCGGTTCCGACGGAAAAGGCTTGTTCGGCCTGACCAAGGAGCAATTTGATATCCTTTCCAAGTCCCCGGAGAAGTTACAGGCCATAAAGGACGAGATCGCCAACGTCAATAAGGAGGCCGATCAGATGGACACGTCTTTCAACAAGGTATCGAACGGCCTTAAAAAGGTGTTCTCAGCTGGGGATGATACAAAGAGACTAAAAGAAGGCTTAGCTGAGATAGATGCCGGCATGAGTGATATCATGCAAGCCGGACAGTTCCTCTCCGACACGTTCTCCAAGTTAGGTGACGCTTTCGGCAGCGATCTTATGTCCGGTATTGCCGAGGGCTTGAATGTGGCCATGGACGCGGTCAACTCCGCCATGGACGGGGCGAAAGCCGGCTCGATGTTCGGCCCGATCGGTGCGTCTGCCGGTGCCGCTATCGGGGTGGTCACATCCCTTGCCTCCTCTATCGCCAAGATCCATGACAAGAAGATCGAGAGTCGTATCCAGCGTTTGCAGGATCAGATCGACACGTTGGACAAGTCGTACGACAAGCTGGGCAGGTCCATCGAGAAAGCCTATTCCAAGGATGCCTCCAAGCTTATCGACCAGCAGAATAAGCTATTGGAACAGCAAAAAGTGCTTATCCAAAACCAGATCAAGGAGGAGGAGGACAAGAAGAAAACCGACAATGACCGTATCAAGGAGTGGCGGGACCAGATAGACGAGATCAATAACACCATAGCGGATAACAAGGAGGTCGGCAAGGACGCCATTTTCGGTAGTGACATAAAATCGGCGATCGACGATTTCGCCAACGCTTACGCCGACGCGTGGGCCGCCGGGGAGGACAAGGCGCAATCGGCCAAGGATCTTGTGAGGAAGATGATAAGGAACATGGTCACGGAGTCGATCAAGGCCGCCGCTTCCGATCCCATGAAAGAGATCCGGGAGAAGCTGCTCGAGTTCTGGTCCGACGATTATATCAGCGACTGGGAACAGGATTATCTGGATCGGAAGGCGCAGGAGCTGGCCGACGACCTCGACCGTAAGTTTGGTTGGGCCGACAAATATTTCAATACCGGTAATGCGGTAGAGGAGGACGACGGGCGTACGGCCTCGTCCAAGGGCGTTGGTTCCATCTCTCAGGACTCTGCGGACGTCATAGACGGTAAGATGTCGACCCAACTTATATTTTTAGATAGGACGTTGGTGCAAGTGACGGGTATAGCCGACCAGATGCGCTTAATCCACGACCTCCAGACAAGGGGCTGGAAGAACGTGGAGGCGATCAAGGACCTGTCCGGGAAGGTGTCGGAGAACACGGCCAAGGTAGCTGAGATCTCCGGACGTATAGAGGCCCTATCCGAGAAGATAGAGGCCAATACCAAGTCGGCGGCCTCCGGTATAAAGACTATTAACGACAAGGGGATATTAATGAGATCAAGATAATGATGGAGACGGTTAACGACATAATCAAATCGGCCCTCTCGCTCGGGGCGTGCAGTGGTTCTAACGGGGTGACGGACTGGAGAAGCCTCGTGTGGCTGTTCTTCAGCCCGCAGGGGCGTGAGTTTTGCGCGGAGAATGATTTCCCGTCGTTAGACATGTTCCGTGGCATGGCCGGTCACGTGATGCCCTACGGGGTGTACGTTGACTCCGGCCACGTGGACGTAACCAATCCCGGCAATATCGCCGTGATAGGTGATACGGATGCGGTGATAACGATAGACGATAACGAGCGTGTTCACAAGGTGATCCTCATGCACGGCGGCAAGGCTAGGGTCGTGGCGAGCGACTACGCCGTGATCCTGCTGGTGAATATCGGGGGAGAGGTTGAGATAAACAAGGATAATACCGTGGTGATCTTATGAGGGGTGAGTTATACATAGACGGCAAGGACGCCTACACCGATTTCGGCGTATGGATCACGGAGGGAGGTTACGACGGCCTCCTGCCTTTCCCCGAGCTGGTGGAGCCGGACAGGAACGACTGGCCGGACGAGGACGGCATAGAGCCGGACTTGGAAAAGCCCACCATGAAACCACGGGAGCTCAACATCACGTTCGTCCGCAGCGTGGACGGAAGATCCGCCGGCGATCTTGTCGAACACCTATCGAAGCCCGGGTATCACCGCATCCGTATCCCCTCGCTGGGCAGGGAGTGGAGCTTGCGACTCATCCAGAGCCCGGCGTATGAGGATTGGGACACGTTGGAGGCCTTCACGTTACGTTTCGCCGAGGACCAGCCCGTAAGACCCTCGTCCGTAGCGATCCCGGAGGGTAGAGCGTATGTTCCTCCATCCGAGTACGAGCTGGACGGCGTACCCTTGGATCGATACGGCGTAATGGTGACGGAGGGGCGAGATGAGATCATGAGATCCCCTACGGTGAAGATGAACCTGTCCCGTACGGTATTGAATGTTGACGGTAGGATCTACGATGCCGGCAAGGTGGTGTATAATAGCAAGGAAGTCACGCTTAAATGCTGCCTGATCGCCGGCTCAATGACGGCGTTCTGGATCTGTTACGACGCCCTGCTCCACGCCTTGATCCAACCGGGCGAGCGTTCGTTGTACGTGGATTACAACGTGGAGGAATACCCCTGCTATTACAAGAGGACATCCGGATGGAAGCTTGAGAGCCTCCGTGGGCGTGTGGTGGTGACATTCAACCTCACGCTGGAGTTCACGGTGTTCCGCCTTGGCGGGACGGACTACCTGCTGGCCACGGAGGATGGTGACCTTATCGTCACGGAGGATGGAGAGTATTACATAGACCTGGGAACATATGAGAACTAAGAAAAAGAAAATATCAGAACTCACGCTGGCCGACAGCCTTACCGGTCTGTACACGATCGGTTGTAAGGTTGTAAGCGGTACGCAAACCAGCGTGAAGGTGAGCCTCGAGGTGATCCAGAAGGCTTACGAGAACATGCTCACGGAGATCTCCAACGCCCGTGACGCCGCCAAGGCGGCTAATACGGCGG